ATTATTTGGCATACTGGGCATTAAGGCTCGGAGGTTTTGTAGCATGGAATGGACATCGTAAACATGATCCAAAAGATTAAACATTGGTGGCTGACTCTAATTCGAGAAGAGTGGGAGCTGACAATCTTTTTTCCGGGGGAAACAAAAGTGTTGCCTGATGGTACTCGAATAGAGTCGGGCAACCCAAAAACTTATCGAGCAAAAACTTTAAATAAGATTACTACCACTCACATGATTTTTGTAGACACATCTGGAGTAAAACATGAAATTAAAGTTGTAAACCCTGTTGGATACGATTTAAGGAAAATTTACTAATGTTAGGATTAATAAAAGCAATGCCCTTAATTCTTGTTGTAGCAGGCGGAGCATATGCTTATCATACTACTACAGTCAGTAAAGCAGAGGCAAAAATTGCAAGACTTGAAGTAAATGTAGTGGTGTTAAAAGAAAATGCAGCAAAGTTAGATGCAGCGTTTGAAAGCGAAAAAGCCGCGAGAGAAAGAGCAGAACAAAACTTACAAATTCAGCTTGAGGCAGTTTCAGCTCTAACAGAAAAAAATACAGAAATGCAAGCAGAGATGGACGATTATCTCTCTATATTTAAAAGACATAATCTTACTAAGTTAGCACGAGTAAAGCCCGGGCTTATAGAACCACGAATAAATAAAGGGACAAAAGAAGTGTTCGAAGCTATAGAGCAAGATAGTGTAGAGGTGGAAAATGCGGATACTAACTAGTTTTTTAATGATAGCATTTTTATCTGGCTGTTCTTTTATGAAATCTGAGCCTCTACCAACCCCCGAGCCCGTAATAAAAACAGTTACAGAATATAAAACACTGGAAATTTATCAGCCTCAGTTACCAAAAAGAATAGATTTGCAGGAAGTAGAATTTTTTGTAGTGACAGAAAAAAATCTCGAGGAACAAATTGCTCGTATTTCAAAAATGCAAGACGGCACATTTGTAATTTTTGGGCTAACTCCTCAAGACTACGAGAATATGGCCTATAATCTACAAGAGTTACGAAGATATATACGGCAGCAAAAAGAGATTATCATCTACTATCGAGATGCAACAAAAGTTGAGCAGTAATATATGGCAGTACAAGTAAGTAGGGCAGATATACCTTCAGAAGAATTACTAGATTTACAATCTGAGACACGCTTCCTCAAATTACCAGTAACTCAATATCTTGAATTACTAGGTGTCTCCCCGCTACCGTCCCAGGTAGCAATCATAAATGCGATTAATAACTATAAGTATAGATTTGTATGTGCAGCAGTTAGTCGTAGACAAGGCAAAACATACATCGCGAACATAATTGGGCAGCTTGTCTCTCTTGTGCCTAATTCTAACATTCTTATAATGTCTCCTAACTATTCGCTGTCTCAGATTTCTTTTGATTTACAACGGCAACTAATAAAGCATTTTGATTTAGAAGTAGCAAAAGATAACGCAAAAGATAAAGTTATAGAACTAAGCAATGGATCTACTGTTCGTATGGGATCAGTAAATCAAGTAGATTCTTGTGTAGGTAGAAGCTACGATTTAATTATATTCGACGAAGCGGCCCTTGCAGACGGAAAAGATGCTTTTAATGTAGCATTGCGCCCTACCTTGGATAAAGATAATTCAAAAGCAATATTTATATCTACTCCACGAGGAAGAAATAATTGGTTCGCAGAGTTTTTTGATAGAGGTTTTAATGACGAGTTTCCAGAGTGGTGCTCGATACGAGCAAGTTATAAAGATAATCCTCGCATGTCTGAAACAGATATTGCGGAAGCTAGAAAAAGCATGTCCGAAGCCGAGTTTCGCCAAGAATATGAAGCTGACTTTAATACGTATGAAGGACAAATTTGGAATTTTAACCACGAAGAGTGTGTCACAAACAACGAGTTACTGGACACCACTAATATGGATGTATTTGCTGGCCTTGATGTCGGTTACAGGGATCCTACTGCTTTTTGCGTAATTGCCTACGATTGGGATGAACAAAAATATTATGTTTTAGACGAGTACCTTGACGCAGAAAAAACAACAGAGCAGCACGCGCTAGAAATTCAAAAGCGTATGCAAAAGTGGAACATAGATTATATATACATAGATTCTGCTGCACAACAAACTCGTCATGATTTTGCAATGGAATATGATATTTCTACAACAAATGCAAAAAAATCTATACTTGATGGTATAGCTCACGTTGCAGGAATTGTAGATAACGATAAGTTATTAGTAGACCAAAAATGTTTAGAAACTTTATCCTGCTTAGACCAATATCAGTGGGACCCAAACCCTAATCTAGCAAAAGAAAAACCTAAACATAATAGAGCTTCTCATATGGCGGATGCATTAAGATATGCTCTATACTCTTTTGAAACTTCGATGACTGGGTTTTAATGAGACCTTGTAAAAATAGTATTTGACAATTTATCTCCAAGAGGCTATAATGCAAAGTATGAAAAAGCTCAAAAGAGACCCTGTAAAGTATATAAGGGACAGAGCAAAATCAAGGTATAAGAAGGAGGACAAGTGCTACATCTGCGGATCTGTAAGTTCTCTTGACTTTCATCATTTTTATACATTAACACCTTTATTAAATAGGTGGTTAAAAGAAAAAGTAAAAGAACGGCCCTCTCATTACACTGATGAGTATATTACTATATGGAGGGACGAGTTTATAGATGACAATTGGGCAGAGCTGTACGATCACACTGTTACTATCTGCCACGCGCATCATTTAGAACTGCATAAAATTTATGGACGTAATCCTGGACTTGGTACTGCAGAAAAACAAATGCGCTGGGTAGAACTTCAAAGAGATAAACATGGCATGGTATGACAGACTAATTGGCAGAGCCCCTAAAGTGGATGAAGAAAAACTTAATCCTGCTCAGCCTTATTTTGATAGTAAAATTGAGAGCAGTCGAGAGCCTACGTTTAGCTTTGAAAAAGCCTATGAAGATTTAGAAATTGTAAATCGTGGCGTAAATATGTTAGTGGATGACTGTGCTGAAGTTAATGTAAAAGTCGGCGCTCAACTTTCCACTCAAAGTATTGTAAAAGGAATTAAAAGGTCTAGAGTTGATCTTCTTTTAAACAAAGAACCTAATTTATTTCAAGATATAAGCTCGTTTCGACGAAATCTTTTAATAGACTACATAATAGATGGCAACATTTTTATATACTATGATGGTGTTCATCTGTATCACTTGCCCGCAAGTAAAATGATTATTCACGCGAGTGAATCAACTTATATTGAAAAATATACTTACAATGAAACTGTAACTTTCAGTCCTCGAGAAATTATTCATGTAAAAGAAAATTCTTTTTATTCTATTTATCGAGGAGTTTCTAGACTTAAGCCCGCTTTACGGACTATGATTTTAATGAAGCGAATGAGAGAGTTTCAAGATAACTTTTTTAAAAATGGAGCAGTCCCCGGACTTGTACTAAAATCTCCAAATACTCTTTCAGAAAAAATTAAAGAAAGAATGATTCAATCTTGGCAAGCTCGCTATAGGCCAGATGCCGGAGGTCGTCGCCCTCTTATATTGGATGGGGGAATTGAGATTGACGAAATTTCAAATGTAAACTTTCGAGAGCTTGACTTCCAATCCGCAATTGAAGAAAATGAGAAAATTATTTTAAAAGCGTTGGGAATTCCGCCAATTCTATTAGACTCAGGTAATAATGCAAATTTACGTCCAAATATGAGACTGTATTACCTTGAAACAATTCTTCCAATTATTCGTAAAATTAATTTCGCAATGGAAAGATTTTTTGGATTCGAGATTATAGAAGAAGCAAGTAACATTCCAGCCCTGCAGCCTGAGCTACGAGACCAGGCTTCTTACTATCAAGCACTTGTGAACACCGGAGTAATTAGCCCCAATGAGGCACGAGTAGCTTTAAATTTTGAACCTGTAGAAGGTTATGATGATTTACGAGTACCCGCAAATATTGCTGGCAGTGCCGTAAACCCAGATGAAGGTGGGAGACCACCAGAAGGAGAGGAATAATGCCTTTACAAATTACATCAACCAGAGCCCGTGCTGCAACTTTAGCAAAGCTTTACGAGCAGTTTAAAATGTACGGACTAACTACCGAAGCCAGCTATGAAGAATATGTTGCTGCTGTCGATGGCCCTATGACACGAAGAACAATGAAAAAGCTATTTTTAGGTCGATGGCCTCGTGTGATGGGCTCTTTAAAAAAGCAATATCCAGATGTAGATGTAGTTATAAACAAAATTTCTACAAAAAAAGTTTCTGAGCCTGCTCCGAAACCTGCAGCAAAAACCGCTGAAAAGGCAGATTCAAAGCCTGCAAGCAAGCCTGCTCCTAAAGCAGCATTAAAGAGTAAGGACTAATGGAAAAGATTTTTAATCTTACCTCTACCTTCAAGGCTCTCGATGAGGACGATGGAGGAGTCCATATCTGTGGAATGGCTAGCACAAATGATTTTGATCGTGCTGGCGATACAATTGACGCAGACGCGTGGACTAAGGGTGGCCTAAACAACTTTGAAAAGAATCCTATTATTCTTTTTAATCATGACTATAACAAGCCTATCGGACGCGCTACCGGGTTAAAAGTAACCTCTAACGGTCTGGAGTTAAAGGCAAAAATTTCTAAATCTGCGCCCGATTCTGTAGCGCAATTAGTAAAAGAAGGCATTCTTGGAGCTTTTTCTGTTGGTTTCCGAGTCAAGGATGCTGATTATATAACGGAAACTGACGGA